GCTAGTACAATAGAAAATCTATTATCACTAAAGTGTTCGAACATTTCTTTTTGGTAGGGATATAGCTTGAAGGGCACTAAGCCATCATCTAATGATATTACCTTACAATAGGTTTCAGCAAAGTGTATAGAGTCCCCCATACACTTCTGATATTCTAATATATCTTCTTTAGTCCAATCTTGGGTAATACCATCTCTTTTTACTGAAGCATTACCTAAATAAGACTCAGGTTTTTTCGTTGCCATTATCAATCACTTTTTCATTTTGTAGTAGTCTTTGTAGGTCAGTAGTAGATCCAACAAATAAGTTATTATTAATAGTTCCCCCTTCTAAGGCAGGGGTATTACCACTAGCTTTCTCAACTTCTTTTCTGGTCTTATGCATCTTAAGTATCTTCTCAGATATATCAGCATTTTGTTTGATTAGTTGGCCTAAGACCTCAAAGGCCCTAGGGTGTTCAGACTCTCTAGCTAATTCCATCATTAGCTCAATAGCTTCATCACCTTGATCAGTTAAATCATATAGGGATTGTCTAATTTTATTATAATCATCATCTAAATCATCACTCATATTATATTTTAGGGTTCGTTAAAAAAATCTATTGTCTCTGTATATGGTGTTGTATCACCGTCAACTTTCTGAAGTTCAAAGGTTTCACGTGAATCCGAATCTCTATAGTATACTTCAGTATCAGTAATAATACTACCTCTATTATCAATACCTTGATAGTATTTGATTCTTGTTTCAAATGTTAATGTATACACTATAGTTCTTCTACTTAAAAAATCACCTTCATATTCATCGTTAAGGGTAACCCCTGTTAATACAATTGGAACATCCGATGTTAGGTCCATATCTGGAATATCTTTAATTGTTACAGTATAATCAGGTTGAAATATCGGAATAATTTGTTCAAGTATTTGTAGGGCATCGTCTTGGGCATTAGTCATAATGTTCAATTCAAAACCTACTTTATAAACACTTGGGGCTCCTAACGTAGTTATTTTTGTCTTATCATTAGGATCAACTTTAATAAACTTCTTATTCTTGTTAATTCTAGCAGCCCCATCGTAAGACATATCAGTGATTTCGAAAGAGATACGTGGTAATTTAATACCTATTTTACTATCATCTAAGTTCTCTTTAGATCTAGCTAAGAACTTCTGACGAGGGCCATAGGCTAATGGTACCTTTAACTTTTGTAATACCTTACCTAAAGCATCAGTCTTAACCACCGCTAAGTTATTAAATAAACTACCGAAGACAGATACCATCCGTCTTGTACTTGAATTGTAAAAGTGATTTTCAAACATTATGGCATACCAAATGGGTTATTTTCAGAGAAGTCAATAATACTATCAGCTTCATATTCAAAGATATCATTACTAGCATAGGTGCTATCATGATTAAAACTACTTGCAGTATCATGTATAGAACCATAATTATAAGAGGCCCCTGATTCTGTTCCTATGATAGGGTTACTTGGATCTATTCTAAACTCCATAAATTTACCATCAGATGTAGTATAACTTACTACTGTTAAATTACCTGTATCTAAACCAGTATCATCCCATTGGGCTACTTCAGCTTCTATATTAATCGGAATACCATCATCGTCATTAACGCCTGTCCACTGGGTAACAGTTTCACCAATAGTATAATAACCAGCTCCAGTTATCATTAGGTATGTATAAGATGTAGCATAATGTCTTTCAATCTCATCGATTGCTTCAACACCAGTATCAAATACTTCACCGTTATATTCAAATAATTCAGCTTGTAATTTATAAACAGGTACGTTCTGTAATTGGTAGAATGGCTGTTCGTGCTCTACGAATTTAATCTCGAATACAGATTTTGACATAGGTAGATATAACAAATCACCTTCTAATGGTCTAATATTAGTTAATTCATCAGATAGCCAAGCACCAATTTGTTTATCCCATCGACGTTTAGATACAATAAATGTGGCTTGGTCTCTTATTTCTAAACCAAACTTAGATAGTAAATCACCTTCCCCTTCAAACCCATCAACATTCTCAATATACATTTCCACTACATAAGACTCTAAGAATTTAGAATAGGATTCATTTAGTATTTCATCACGGGTAATTTGTTGACGTGGGATATAAATTATATCCTGGCCATAAATCTGTGTAGCCTCTATGATTAAATCTTCATAGAGATCTTGTTCTGATTTTACGCTGCCTGAAAAGTATACTGAAGTTGCCATATTAGTCGTTTATCCTATTAACCTACAGATATTGATACTGATGGATACCATTTATCTACTGTAGAAAAAGTATCTGATGGTCCTACTGATTGTGTCGTATAGTAGAATGATCCACCACTAAATGTTATATCTTGGGTATCATCATAGCTCATAACAACAGTAGGCCATGTTAGACTTACCTCAGTCCACATCTCATAGTCAGGATCACTAATATCCCCAATCTCCAATTCATTAAATGACAGTGAATATCCTGCTGAACTAAGCATGTTCCCGAAGCCATCATGTGACCACCCAAACGGCGCCCAGTCACCAACGGTTATATTAATGAAGTATGATGATCCTGATCCACCCATAGTTAATGTAGGAATGCCTAATCCAGATAGATCCAAATTACCAGTACTTTGATTACATACCGTCCCACTTTTTTTAGAATCAATATCTACTACAAAATTCCCAGCGCTATCAAATCCAGCTACAATATAAATTGGAGGGCCCCCATTTTCATCAGCTAATTCTACCACAGTATATGTATCTCTCAATTCATCTCTAATGTCTGCTGAATTGTATAAGGCCCCTAATGTACCCTTATGTTGTTGCCACCAATCTTGAGTAGCCTCCCAAAAAGTCTCGTCTGATACTGCCTGATCTATAAATTGATATAAAGCATTTCCCGCGTTCAAGCTGAAAAAATCAAAGAACCCTACATCATCCCCTACATCATACCAATCGAATGGTGAATATAAGAATGAACCAACGTATCCCTTCAGATAGTTGAAATAAGCTTCATCAGAACCTGCATACATTGGTCTGACCATAGATTTAATACTACCATAAATGGAAGCTTTCTGATCACGACTAAGACAATTAATGGAATCTATCATGGCCTTACTACCACCAGAAAGACCTATAACCGAACCTGCAGTTATTTTTACTCCTGCAGGAGCATTTTTATACCTAATGTCTGCCGGAGTTATATCTATTCTACTTCCAGGAGCAGCTGCTGATGCGTGGGCATGCCCATCACCATAATTAATAGCATCTAATCCCTCAAATAATATACTGCTTGTTGTTGTCATTCATTACCCCATTAAAAAGTCATCAGGCATTTGCCAAGCCAATTGCATATCTTCTTCAAGCTTCATAATTTCATCATTGGCTTGATTTAAGATTTCTAATCCGTTCATAGTAACTCCTCCAGGTAATTGCATACCTTCGAACTTACTCATGTTCTGTCCCCATTGTCTTTTGATTAGGGCTGTACAATATCTCTTTAAGAACATATCATTATATACATCGGTATATGTAGCAGGATCTACTATTTCATATCCCTCTATAACAATATAATCATCAACCTGTAAATCACCAAAGCCTTCATCAATATGAAGTCTATTCATATGACGATTGAATCTAAGTAGCTCTGTGCTATTAATGATATTATCTAGTAATGCTAAGTGTTGGGTTCTTGCAGCATAATCTTGGATATTAGATCTACCCATAGTGTTAAAGGCATACATATCTTGAAGCCTCATATTGTATTCTACATCAAAGAACTTCTCAACTGAACCTGATCCAAAGTCTAATAATTTGGTCACACTTGTAATACTATTTGGTATAGTCACATAGCTATTAGTAATATCGTCAGCCGTTAGTTTATGCTTATAGTACATACGAAGAATAGCATCATCATGGTACTCTTGATAATACTGTAAGGCATCATCAATACGATCTTCTACTTGATCCTGATCTACGTTAATTTCAATCACTGGAGCTCCTAAAGCCCTTAAGCAGTGATCGATTAGTTCTGGTCTATTAGTTACTTTTGCCATTATTATTCCTGTTGTATAAGGTTATTTATATCAGAATCTTTTTCTATATATTTTAAACGTGCCCTTAGTATCAAACCCTGCCCATACATGACCAGTTATAATATTAGCTTTAAAGTATCTACCTATTAACCAATCAGGGGGAGTAGTCCAAATACCACCAACTTGCTCTTTAATATCTTCTAATTCCCCTCTGATATCACCAGTTGATACT